CTACTTGTGGGAATACTAAATCGGCCGAGAATGAAGAAGTTAGACCACTAACATGAACGGTTGTTGAAGAAACCGAAGGAACAAGTGCCACACTTCCACTTCCTTTAACTATAGTATTGCCAACTAAGTTTCCGTCACCAGTTAATGTTATTTTTTTGTACTTTGTTGGTCCCAAGAAACCGAATGGTAGTAATTCTGGATCTACACCACCTTCGTCAACAAGAGTATTCATCTCAACACGAACCAATTTAGAAACATTATCGTAGTTTCCATAAACACGATGTCTCTTTTCGCCAGTTGATGGTACGTCTTCCCAAGATAGGTATTTATCACCAATTCTTTTTGCAATATAATTTTCTGAATTTGGGTTGAGATTTACGTTTGAGAATACTTCAAGCACTGTTGGTAGAGCATCATTATCTGATGTTGAACGTATTTCAACAGTAAATGAACCATATTTTTCAAATGTTGATGGTGAGTATTTTATATTTGTTATGGCAACTTTTATTTCTCTTTGTGTCCAATCGCCAGAACCTTCACCACCTAGTGAAACAAATCTAAAGAGTCTGGACATGTTCTTTGGTTCAAAAGAGCCTGTTACAGAATTTGTATCTTGTGAAAAGATCCAACCTGATTTAGCTGGTTTGGCTTCAACTCTAAAATCGTTTAACCCTTCAAGACCAGCTAGGAATCCAAATGCACCAGAAACTGAAACATTGCTTGGTAATGTATCAAAAGCAAAATCAGCAAATGTTTCACCTAGCCAATATTTTTCTTGATTTTGTGTGGTGGTAATTTCTGAAGTTACTAATGTTGGATTAGTATTAAATACTTTACGAATATATTTATCAGAATTTTTATTAAAGTTAAATGATGTGTCATATACTGCATTAGAATTTACGTTATCACTATTTAAAACTTTTAGTCTAAATTCTAAGTTTGCACCAATTGATTTAACTACAGTAGCAGAACCTGTAATTAAGCTACCGCTTGGTGTTTCTCCAACAAGTGCTAAACCTACATCTTTTTCAACATAAAATATAGCAGCCAAAGTACCAGTAACAGAATTTGAGCCAGATGGCATTACGAATAAACCATAAGCACCGCCGTTTGAAGCAACAGTTGGCGCCAAATCTCTTGTTGTTTTCCAGCCTGGTAAACCAGAAGTTGAATTTTGTGGGTGCTTACTGCCCATCAAGCGAACGAAGGTCAAAGGACTTGAATTTGCTAAATAAGCTTTTGCAGCCCATGCTCCGTATGTTGGCGCAGTTAAGTTGCCTTCTCTCCACATATCACCGTCAGTAGATCCACGAACTGGTTCTCCGAAAATTTGAACAAATTCTTCATAAGAACGAACTTTTACTGGAACCATGCCTGGTCCGCGTCGTGCGCGACCAATTACAACTGGTCCTACAGTATCATTCACATTGTTAATTTGTGAACGATCTATTTCTTTTATTTGAATCCCAGGGGATACGAAACGATACTTATTTGCACCACTCATTATAAAATACTCCTATACAGCATGTATTTCTTAGGTAAATAGTAAGATTTAGTTTGAAAAGAAACAATATGTTTTTTAATAATATTTCTTTTTGTCCACATCGGTACTTTCACCAAGCATTTCTTTTTCATTTGAAATTTTTACTTCAACTATAGTTTCAGAAGTTACAATTTTTGGTTTCTCTGAATTTGCACCTGCACCAAGTAAATAACCTAATACGTTTATTGAAAATTCTGTTGTAAAAAGACGATTTTCTTGTTCTAATTTAGTTGAATTACCGCCATTTTTAAAAGAAGAATCTTTATCAAAAAATGTCTCATATCTATGTTGTTCTTTGGTTATCATAAAATGATTAATACCAGCAGTATAAGTCATAAAAGGTTGTATTATTTCATTTATTTGTTGTTGATATTCTGAATTTACAGTTATTGTATATTTTACATCAATATATGTTGGTAATGGAATTTTTGTAACTTCATAAATTATTTTATTATTTTTTTCTTTTACATTATATTGAACTGTTTTTTTATAATTATTGTTTTTAGCATAATTGTTTGATTTTTCTTGAGAAATTAACTTAGAAACAGTTACAACTCCACCGCGAAAATCATCTGGTGGAACATTTGCATAAAAAGAGCCTTTCTTTGTTAAGCTTTTTGTTATTGTATCTCTTTGTAACGTTATTACTGGCAAAATAAAATTACCATTTACATCTCTCAAAGTTCTATCAAATTTAATTTGGTGCGCTCTTTCGCCATTTATCCAAATAACTGGGACTTTTTTCCATCCACGATTTGTATTGGTATGAATATTCATTGTTTTATCAAGCCATTCATAAACAGCTAAATCAATTGTTTCTATTGTTGATGGTTCTATTGAAACTTGATTTGTTTCAAGACCTCTTTTTTCATACTCTGTTTTATCGGTCATTTTTTATTTCCATCATGGTAGTGTAAACAGTGGACTTTCAATCCAAACCCCACCTTCATTAAAGTAAAACTTGTCATGTTGATCAAAATTTCCATATATCTCATCTTCATCTATATCAATTAAATATATTATACAACCTTTATAATTTTGAGGATGATTTACATAATCTAAAAATTGAGATCTTTTTGAGCTTGTTCTTTTACCTGAAATAACTTGTATCTTTCCGCCACATGCGGCTTCAATAGGTGTTGATTCTAGAATTTGTTGTAATCCAGTTTGGTCTTGTGTTTCATTTATTCTTATTTGTTCTCTTATTTGCAATAATTCTATTGGTTCATTAAAAAAACCTTGCCTTACACGATTACAAGTTGTTTGTATTTCCATTTTATGCTGAACTTGGCCAAATAATTTTCTTGGTTCTGATAATTTTACAATTTCGTAAAAGTTAGTTCCATAAAAAACTATATCACCTTCACGAACATATAAATCTTGATCTTCGGTTAATCTTCTTTTGTGAAAATTAATTGTTATTTTTGAACTTTTATCAAGACCGTATAATTCTGTTGATGTTTGATCCTCATCTATCTTGATTAATGCTTTTATTATTATAGGTCTCAAAAAAGTTTTATTTATTGCTTCGCCATAAAGAGGATGAAAATCACTATTTTTTACATTTAAAGGAAAATAAATAATAGTTTGACCTATAACTCGCTCAATTAACTCATCATTAATTTGTTTAGTTAGATCTCTCTCTTTCTTCCCCAAAAACATAGGCGGAGGAGGCTGTTCTGGTTGAGACCACTTATTTTGATCGGTTTTCTTTTTTTTAGCCATTTAATTAACCTACAAATATAACATTTGGAATTGCACCAAGTATTTTATTGGTATTATCAGACATTGCAGTTCGTTTTTCTGCAAGTGTATTATAATCAGTTTCTTCAAGTATTTTTGTTAACTCTTCTTTTAGGGCATCTTTTTCTTCTTTACTTTGCGATCTCAAATCTGCACCATTAAGTGTAACACTCTCGCCGGGAATTGGAATTGTTTGAAATTTAGAACGTACTTCAGCAAGCATACCTTTTGCTACAGCAAGCGCATAACGACGAATCCAGTGTTTACCAATAGCATTTATATTTTCAAACGGAATATTTGAGAATGGAAGTGTGTTAATATTGTTTACGCCGCCAATTCGCGGATCTTTTCCAGAAATTTCAGTATATGATGATCCAGAAATTGCCCCTATTCCAACGTTTGCACCGGAACCAGCACCAACACTAAATTCAAACCAATATGTACGAATATCTGTTGAATCTGGCATTGGATAAAGTCTTATTTTATTATTCTTGATTTCGTATGAATAGTGTGATATACGTGTGTATATATTATCTTCATAAGCCATAGCTTGAAGTTTATTGTGCCACGCTGGTATAACTTCAAATGTACTGTCGTCAGCATATTGTCCATATGTTGAAAGGTTTCCTACAGCATTTAAACCACCATAATAGCCATAAAATCTCCACATTGCACGTGCGGATTTATAGAATACTTTTCTAACAGTTATTCTACTTCCTGGGGTTATTTTTCCATAAAGAGAAGAATTGACATCATTTGCTAAATTATTTACTATTTCTTGTAAATCATAATCTTGTTTCATATCAACTGCTTCAAAAGAAGCGGAATATATTTCTACTTTTCCACCAACACCAGCTTCATGAGAAAATGCATCAGCAACATCACGAACAGCTGTAATGTCGTACATTGGATACGATAAACTTAAACCACCAGAACCGCTAGTTAATTCATAAAGAGCGCTCCCACTTTTTATTTCACCATCACTATTAAATGTACCAGTTGGAGAGCCAAGCATCATTCCTATTGAACTTTTTGCTTGATGAAGATTTACATGATAAGAATATGTTAAAGTAGCATCTTCATATGCTGCGTAAACTTGACCTTCTGTTATTTCTATG